ATTGCTTGATGTCTAGTCCTTTTATAAGTGCAAGATACTTGTTTCTAACCAGTGCTACTTCATTGATAACTGTACTCATGCTAACAATATCATCTTCTCCGTCGATATATTTTTCAATACTACGATCGCTTAATTCACGATTATAGCGTTCATTATACTTGCGATAATGATCAGAACGTAGTTTATCATAATTAATATTAAGGAATTTTAGAATTGCTTCGAGTTCTTGTAATTGTGTAAATCTGTAGCTCATGATACCAGCAAGTTCTTGAGCATTCTTTTCAATGTTACCCACTATACGTGGTTCATTCTTGGCCTTCTCAAGTTCTTTATTATAGAAATCTATGGCAGACGGTATCTCTGCCATATCTTCTACTACCCGATTATACCACATTTAATTCCTATTCGTCGTAATCGTCTGAATCATATACTGGATAGTCGTCATCTTCTTCATCAGCAAAATAATGCTCAACTGCGCTATCAATATAATCATCTTCGCCAAGAATTGTGTTGAACTCGCTCTTTTCAACGCCTTCTTTTGCAAAAATTGATACCAGCTTTGTTGATAGTTCTTCCTTACGGCTGTTAGGCACGTTTTCTGCTATCATTTCCCACAAATCAATAATTACCGAAGTGTTTATATCCATTGTATCTTACTCCTATATATTTTTATTTTTATACCAAGGGTTATTTAACCCCGAATGAGTTTCTCCGTGATTCTGAGTTTCTCTATAAGTTCCTTTACCATTATCAAGGTTAAACGCTTTCCAACCAGAACAACAACCTCTTCTAGGAATCCACCCTTCTATTACAGCTTTTTTAAGCGTATTAGCAGATATTCCTTTACTTTTACAAAATTGATTTAATCCCCCACATATAATAAATTCTTCTCCGGTTGGAGAAATCAATTTCCAATTAGTCGATTTATTATTATCTTTACCTTTTTTTGATGGCCAATTATCAGGAGATTCTGATCTTAATTTAGATATAGTTTGACCTATTCTTTTTTTAACATCTGGCCAACGTGTATAATTTTGTCTACCACCGACATCTAAATTTATATTCAGTTCGTCTGACATAACTTGTTCTGTGACATATTTCTTTTCCAATGTGTTCATTTCGTCAAAACTATTTCCAAATTCTAAAATAACTTTTTTTAAACTATTAATACCTTTAGATTTTATATAGTCTTTAATAATAACACCCGACCCAAAATAAGTAGGATCAAGTGTTTTTTGACTTATAATTTTATGTTGACCTATATAATATCTATCATCTGGTAATATTGTTTTATAAATATAACCATATGGTAAATTGTTATTATCTTTCATCGTAGTCATCGTTTTCAATTTTTGTATTATCTAATTCTGTAACAGCTAATTTATCTTTAAATTCTTTCATTACTAAATCCATAATGTTATTTTCATTACGATTCCATTCTTTTCTATAATACTTGTGTATTTCCCCATTTAAGTCCACATAATAATAACGATTACCTTCTTTAGTAATTAACTTCTTTTTTTCAAACAAGTCAAATAATCCGCTATATGGGTTAAGACCCGATTCATATGGTATATATAGTTGAATATCAGTAAATGGCTGTGCGTATCTAGTTTTAAGTACTTTACACCCGGACCGAATACCTAATACATCAGTTGTTTTATTGCCATCTTCGTCTTCTTTAAGCTTCAATTTTTTCATACCTATTAATATGCTAGAAGCAAAAATAAATCCAGATCCGCCAGATACAACTGGGTCTGGATTATAAGGGTCCTGCGATGCATAAGAATGATTTGTAGCTATCATTCCAATATTTAAATTACCAAACATATTGACACAATTTGTTACTAATGCTTTAAGAGCCTTAGGCTTACGTCCAAAATCCCCTTTAGAAGTTTCACCAGTTTGAAATTGGTCCACCTGTGTAGGAACCATAGCCATACCTAAGCTATCAATAACAAATAGAACTTTTGGTCTATCTTCGATAGATATTTCTTTATAACTTTTAACAAATTCAGATATAACTGTACCAATATCATCAATCATAGCCATACTAAGTCTCATTAACTTATCTTCAGATGTATTAACTCCTAAAGCCTTAAGCCAAGATTCGTCTAATGCATTTTCTGTATCAATGAGAACAACATATATTCCCATTTCTTGTGCATTTCTAACAATATTACCAGATGCTAAAAATGACTTACCTGAACCTGATTCACCAGAGAGTACTGTTACTTTACCTAAAGGTACTCCTTTGAAAAAGTCTCCCGATATTAAATAATTTAATCCATAACTACCTGTACTGATCCAGTCTGTTGGATCGTTGAATCCAATGCTTAACCCTTCTATACTTTTAGTGATAGATTTTCTAAATTTTGATACGTCGAATGGCTTCATGAGAAACTCCTTCTCTTATTGTTTAAAATATAAAGAGGCGATAGTCAATACTACCGCCTCGTCTTTATTGGATTATTTTCCTTGCTGGCGTCTGCGAATTGCAGCTAAGATGTCTTCTGGACTCTGAGCTTTCTTAGCAGGTGCTTCTGCTGCTGGCTCTTCCCAAGGAGTTTCATCTTCGGCTTCTACAACAGGTGCTTTAGCAGGTACTACCTTGGCAACCTTGTTCATGATGCTGGCTGCTGTTACGTTTGATTTAACCGGAGCAGGTGCTGATTCTGCAACAGTTGCATCACCGTTTTCAGTGTCGCTATCAAATCGCATGCCGTTTGGACGATAGAACTGACTCCAACGATCTGGATCGTATAGTTGCTCTTCAACACTTGCTTGAAACAACTCAAGCATAACAGCAAGATGTGCATCATCTGGTTTCTTTGGTAGGAACTGGCTGAGATTGTTAAGACCAAACTTATCAATAGCCTCTAGTTCTTCTACACCGAGTGGGCGCTCTTTCATGCTCCAGCTGGAGGAGCTGTAGTTGGCATACTCGCCCTTCTTGGTCTTGCTGAGATAAAAGTCACGTCCTGATTCATAATCAGTCGGCGAATTTTCAAGATCCTGACGCATTAGAATTGCTTTAATGGAATCAAATACGCTAGGATTAATAATGAATCTGCGAATTGGATTCTCAGGTGTTGCGTCTTCCTTGTTAGGATTTTGCACTACAAAGCCCTGGAATAGAAAACTCTTCTTGCGATAATACTTACGTGCAAGGTCTTCTAAACTTGAATCCTTCCACCATGGGCGGATTTCTGCTGTAATTGGGCAGCTACCTGGTTTCCACATGTCAACACATGGAACTTGTACTTCACATGGACGACTGTTATCCATACCCTTTACACCTGGGAATGGTAGTTTGATAATCAAACGTTCTACCCAAAAGAAGTCGTTTGTATTATCACCGTCTGGAACAAATCGTAATGTTGCTGAACTTCCGTCTGGGTTATTCCAAAATGGGTAGATACTGTTATCCCCCGAAAACCCACCGCTCTTTGTGCGGTCTTTGCGAGCTTCTTGCTCTAATAATTTTGCTTGAATTTCTTTTAAACTAAGTGCCATTTGGGACCTCCTTGTGCCTCATTGAGATAAAGATACTGACAAGTCATCTTTCTGTCTTGTCAGTAACAGTATATTTATACTAGATCGGAGGTCAAGTAGCAATAAGTTTTATTTTGAAATTAGATCCCGCTCAAAGTTTTGATACGGTCCAACCCAGGATCAACAACCGGTACCTCAGGCTCATGCTTGATCCCCTTGGATGCTTTGAACACCATCTTAACCAATTCAACATCGTCTGGATCCATTACACCATGTGTTCTCAGTGTACCTGCAGCAGAGGTCAGCTTTGATCTCAGCATGTCATCATCAACACACTCAGCTAACTGTTCAATTTGCCAAGCCATTCTATCCTTTTGATCAGGATAGTTTGAACACTCGCTGGTTAGATCTGGTCTACTTGTAAAATTAACAGTGGGTGCTTCTACTAGATTAGCAGTTGATAGATACTTGGCAGCAACCAATAAAGTTGCAGCATCATTGCTATCACGTTCGCACATGCACTTCTCTAATAGTTCTTCATATATCTTATTGATAACATTAGAATCTTCATTGATATTTTGTTCTTTTAAGCCGCCCGAAGCCAAAACGTATCCTCTTGATCCGCTTAGTTTCTTAACATCTTTATTGATTTTATGTAGAGATTCTCTAAGTGCTGTGGTTTTTGATTCATCGCCTGTTGCACGAATCATTTTAGCTGATCGTTTGAGATCCATATAATCGCTACTTAATTGTTGAATAGCTTCACCGATTTGATCGTGCATCACACCATTATTTGAAAAGTGTCTGGCCATTGCTCTAGCACCAGCGATATGCATATGTGGATACATTAATCTTTCGCCTAGTGCATTTTCAACAAATATTGCTCGTACATGTCTCCAGCGGCTACCTTTTTTTTCTTCGTTGATAGCATCTGTATGACGTATGATTATTTTACTATTGCCAACTCGTTGATAGCTGCTTTTGGTCGATCCAAATGGTTTGCTGATATCTTTGCTTTCTACAATGTTGTTAACAACTTCATCTTTTGGTGTAATTGCATGATCAAATTTAAACCAATTAACACTTAAACCTTCTCGATCGCCTACATTTCGTTGAATACTATTTTTTAATTTGTGTATGAAATCAAAATCCTCATTATTATCCAGGTTAGGTGTTTTAATATCAACGTGACTATTATGATTTTCATCATGTACACCAATTAAAATACTATACTTTTCTAATTCTGGATCGTTGCTTGCTATAGTAGCAAAAAATCGTGTAGCTTCATGTGGATCAAGTGTCTTGGTGCCAGTCTTATCAAACATTTGAAGTGTAAATCCAGAACCCTTTAAGATTCCAAAAATTTTGTCACCAATGATTGACCAATTAAAATTCATTATGTTACTCCAAATGTTTGCAAGTAATATTTAGTT